TCTAGTCCAATCGTATCTGACAACACCGGCGATTTTATTTTTTGCCTCCACTTTAACATAGGGAGTTGTCGCTGCCTGTTTCTGGGCGGTTAATAGCGTTGATGTTAGACTTCGCATCTTATCAATTCCTTCTTGGCTTGCAGCCAATTAGTTTTGAGTTTGTTTATTGACCTCACATCCTTTAGGTTCTATTAAGGAACCCCATCCCCCTTTTTCCCCCTTCCCCTTGGCAAGGGGAAGGGGGAATGGGTATATAAGAGAGGCTTTGCCTCTCTTTGACTCTCCTCTTGTATATCTCCTTAAAAGGGGAGAGGTACGGGGGATAGGTTAGCAAATAATATCTTAGCTTTGAATTGAATCATCCGATTGGTTGGGGATATATCTGGTTCCCCAGAAAAGGTGACCAGCAATATAGCCGAGAGTAAAGACCAGGAGGAACCAGAAGATTAAATCCCAGAGCCAGCGCCCGAGTAGTGCGCCGATGGCTACAAGGCCGATAATCCAAAGACCCTCAAGTTTATGCCAGGTATCCCGTAAGATATAGGTCCAGGGACGGCCGCCTATTCTCGACCACAGAGCTTTATAGAGGTTTATCTGCCTCACCCCCTTATACTTAGTAACCCTATCCCCTTTATCCCCCTTCTCCTTGGTAAGGGGAAGGGGGAAAGGTTACGTTAGAGGGACTTCGTCCCTCTAAAACTCCCTATAAGCATATTTGAAGGCATAGCCTCTCCTTACACCAGAGCTGCCAGGATATCAGGAAGCGGCTTATCCGCTCTCCGGTAGTGATTAGCCAAGTGCCTGGCAGCCTCAAGGATTTCCTCGGGACTGGCTTCCACTGTCCTCCTGCGATATCCATTTAGCGAGAGGGCAGCCACCGCCGCACCCATTAAATCCCAATCAACCGTCTTTTCAACATCAAGCTTGCCGCGAAGGGCTCTAAAGATACTCTTCTTGTGATGAGGTAACTTCCAAGTATCGGGGTCTTCAGGGTCACCAACGATAGCAAATGCCTCCTTGGGCAGTCCTTCTTTGGTCCTAGCTAGAGTCTTCTTTATAGTCATATCTACCTCACCCCTTTTTAGATTCTATTTAGGAACCCCTTCCCCCTTTATCCCCCTTCCCCTTGGTAAGGGGAAGGGGGAATGGGTATATAAGAGAGGCTTCGCCTCTCTTTAACTCTCCTCCAGCATCTTTCCCCTTCAAATGAGCGGGGGAAGGATTATTCTTGAAGGGGCTCCGCCCCTTCAAACTTCCCCTTATAAGGAGAGGAGAATTGGGTTATGTAAGAGGGACTTCGTCCCTCTAAAATCCCCGAAAGCCTGTTTTGAGTCTTCGTCCTTCTCTGACTCTCCCTGGTTCTTAGAGTGGATTCACTACTTTTAGACACACCATTAATTAAGGTCCATAATCGGTTGACTTGGAGACAATGGGATAGTATGGCTTATAGAGTGAACGAACTCTAACCCTATTTCTCCTCCCCAGTCGCTTTAACTCCTGCTCAAAATACCTCAGCTTCTCGTTCCCCCAGGCAAGAAACTCCTTAGGGGTAATTCCACCGCCGACATTGACCCGGTTTATGGCATAGAGCGCCCATTCCACCGCGGCGTAACCGCAAGCGCCAGCAGCAATTAAATCTTCGTGGTGAGCAGGAATGGTAGAGCTTGAGGCATCAAGGGTATGGAGCTTTCCATAGTAGATGCAGGCATTAGAGCCATCGGGTACCTCATCGCCAAGGATAGTTAGAGTGTCTCCCCACAGGGCAAAGGGCTGGTAGCGCCTGGGGAACTGAACCACCGGGTATTCTACGGCTTCAACCATAATCCTATCGGTTATGGTGGATATATCAAGTTCCCTAGAGCCTGAGGTAGTAGCTTTAGTTGCCTTCTGCTCATAGGCAAGATACTCTGAGAAGTCTTTTACGGCATGGGCAATATGCCTATCCAGCTCGTCATCAGTCCAGCGGTAGTTACTGGCATCCTCATCATGGAGGTCACGCCTGACTATGGTTCTCATCTCGGTTAGGTTCATATCTAGCACACCCCTTTCAGGTTTTTATTTGGTGACTCCATCCCCCTTTATCCCCCTTCCTCTTGATAAGGGGAAGGGGGACTGGTTATGCAAGAGAGGCCTCACCCCTTAAAACTTCCCCTCTATTTAGGTAATAGTTTTCTAATCTCTACCCTCTCCAACCTCTCACAGGGTAAACCCTCATCGTGCCGGCATATTTCTAAGTCGGCGAAGGATATCTCTTCATTAGGTTCGCCCTCATTGAGGCTGACTGCCTTGCCGGATAGGTTTTCTGCGTAAGCCATCAAAGACTGAGCATCAGTCTCGTCAGCAAGGGACAAATCCATTCTCACTCTGTATTTCATCGATACCTCCACTTGGTAGCCAGATAGTTATGCTGGATTTCTGGGGGGGTTAAGGCTCGGCTGTAAAGTCTAACCTCTCCAATATATCCTTTCATCCACCTACTCCCTCTAGTCGAGCCAATTAAAAGTGCGTCTCTACCGTCAGTCAGAATTGTTCCATCGTAAGTATCAGTAACACTGGAAAGTAAGGCATTATAGTACCCCCTTAAAGTTGAGCCGTCTGCTGTGAAAGCAAGGTGTGTAAAGTCACCAGGACTAACAGTATAATCAGAGATAGTAATGGTAATTTGGGTAGAATCAGACTGCCTGAAGTTAAAGTATATGGAGCCAGTGCCTGAGTTTATATGACACTCCTGTGGCTTAACTACTCCTACCCCTCCACGAAGTGGCATATAAAGAGTTAAGTCGTCAGGATTAACCCAAAACTCCCAAGTAAACTGAGCAGGATATAACACTAAATCGTTACCTAGAGATAGTTTGTCATCACTACCATCAAACCACCTGCCGTTTGGTCTCCATAGTGCCCCGGTAACAGAGCATAGATGGCCATGGGCATCCTTTGACATAAAAGAAGCACCATCTAGCTGATAGAGGGGCAGATAAAGCACCAGACTAGGGTCGCAAATAAAGTCCATCAAACACCTCAACTACCTTTATAAATTAGCTTGACATAGCTTGAGTTCTTCACTTTGCCGACAGCGTTCTCCCCACCAGCAGCCCCCGACTTGATTGCCAGCCGAACATCAAAGGGCACAGAGTCGAAGTCAGCTACGGGTTTGAAACGACCACTGTAGGTATATTCCTTATAGGCTGAGGCATCAGCCGAGTAAGTCACCTCATCATGAAGGTCAACCCAGGTGCCACCTTTATTCCGTGCCTGCCATTTGAACAGGACATTTTCAAGGGTGCCGCTGGACTTTACCGCACAGGTAAGCCCGAACTCAAACTCAATAACAGCTCCCAATGCCGGTGGACTAACGCTAACCTCTTCTACGGCTTCATATCCATCACCAGCGGTAGTCTTTTCCGTGCTCCATTGAACTCCATCTGAGGTCAGATTTCCCCCAGCAAAAGGATGCTCGACGTGTTCTATTACTGCAAGTGCCATAATTCACCTCCATAGGGGGGAGGGGTAAAACCCCTCCCCTTATATTTATTTTTTAAGCCGCCGTTGAATCAGCCCTTGAGCCGGGCTCCAGGGCAGCTACCGTAGCCGAAACCATATAGCCGATGATGGTATCGCAATCATCAGAAGTGGTTGGCTTGGTCTCGGTAATCTTGCCGTTATCCGTCCCTTCAGCAACATAGACGGGGTTACCGGCTGTTCCGCCGGAGTAGCCACTAACTACTGCCCGACGATAAGCAGTGATAACATCGCCACTAGCACCATCCTCACCAGCCACCAGTCTTCCCTGAATAGCCGTGCCAACGGTAGCCAGTGACCTCTTCCAGCCTGAGCTGTAGCCCAGGATATCACCGGCTTTACAGGCTTCAGCCAGTGTTATCTTGACTAACCCTTCACCCTGCTCAGTAATCCTTCCCTTTCCCGGGTCAGAGAATGCCATTTCTCAACCTCCTTATGTATTTAATTAGTCCTTAACCCCGATTAAAGCCGCACCCTTAACCGAACTGAATAAAGCCAGAGATACATACCATTTAACCCGGGTTCGGGTGGCATCCTTGCTTTCCATAGAGCCGATTGGCTCCACGGTCAGGTGCCCGGGGCTGGTTAATCCGCAGAGAGCCCACTCGCCGAACTGAATGGCATAGATAGTAGAGCAGTCACTGCCAGTAGTGCCGGTCTCAACGCTACCGCTAACTGTGTGGGTATCCAGTATCCAGTCATTGACACCAATCGGAATACCATCCCACAACTGAACAAAGTTACCCCACTGGTCACGGTCATTGTCTACCATTCCCCCGCTGGCTCTGACCAGAGCATTAATTTTTCGCCTCGAGCGGCGGCTCATCAGCAGCATATCGGGTTTGCCACCCTTTACCGCATCAATAAGCTCATCCAGCTTGGCTAGAGTGAGAGTAGCGCCGGTATCTCCCATAGCTATTACATGGTCACCAGCCGTGGTGGTATCAATAAGCTTTCTAAGGCCATCGAACTGCTTGGGGTCAGCCGTGATATCACCGTAGACAAAGGTCTCTTCAAATTTGTCCTTGACTGCCTTAGCCTTCAGTTCAACAACAGCTCCCTCCAGGTCCTGAACATTGCTTCGAGTGGACTTGAGAAAGTTATCGACATCAGCATCGCCACCCATGATTTTTAAGTTTGCCGTTTTCTGTTCAAAGGTCGGGGTGGACTCAACCCAGGTATCACCGACATCGTAGAAATCAACACTGGGCAAAGTCTTCTCCTGGTTATAGGTCAGACCATTACCCACAATCTCAATGAAAGGGAGTTTCTGCAAGATGGGCGAATCCTTAACGATGGTCTCCACCACCCCTTGAAGTAGAATATCATTTGAAAGCTTAGCCGCTTCAGCCAATGTTAACGCCATTTATCTTTTACCTCCTATTGCATATTGAATTTTCTCCCGTGGAGATAGAACTGACAGATCAAGCGGCGTCCTCTGGGGAGCACCAACAGGTATTTTTGTTTTGGAGACTTCCGCCTCAATTCCCTGTTTGACTCTATCGATAAGGGTTCGGGCGTTTTCCAGAGATTCATTTATGGCATCGATAGTGTCCCCGGTGAGCAGCTCATCCAGCACTTCTGGATTTGCCTCCGCTACCATAGCCCGATAACCGGCCACCGCCTGAGCTAAGGACTCATTGAGTTCAGCCAGTTTCCTGTCCGACTCAGCCACTGCCTGCTTCAGGATGACAATTTCACTATCTTTGCTAGCTACCCCCTGCTCAAGCTCGGTAATGGTGGCATTTCTAGACTCAAGCTCCCTGGTAAGGGCTTCCTTCTCCTGCTTCAGTTTTTCCAGTTCGTCTCTGGCAGCTTCAGGCTCGTCTATCAGTTCCTGTTCTTTATCAGCCACAATAATTCCTCCCGCTGATTATTCCTCAACGCCTTCCGCCTGAGACAATGAAGCCCTCTCTCTCGCTCCGCTCTTGGTGGACTTAGCGTTAAGCTCTTTATTCATTCTGAGGATAGTTTCCCTCTCTTCAAGCCATCTTTTGAACTCGCACTCGGGGTCCCTAATGCCAATCTCATCCATCGCTGTTCTCCGGGAGTGGATACCGGTCTGGACTAAAGTCTGCTCATTATTTACCTGCCTGGCCACGTCCTGAGGCAGCACCGGCCCCCAGACTATCCGCAGGTGGTTATCCCCAAAGTCCTCACCCCGGTACTTCTCCAGGAGCTTAAGAATCATTTCATTTCTACGCTTATAGACGACTGACCTGATGATTCTCTTTCTCCTGACTTTCTGTAATAACGGGTTAAGCTCAATTTCCAGGGCTACCCCAGATATATCCCTTTCGATTCCGCCAAAGGCAGACCGAGGCGATTCTGAAATATCGTGCAGGGTCCTGTACAGCAAATCAATATAGTTGATATGGAGGCTTATACCACCGCCCTGTAACAGGTCAAGTAGATAGGCTCTAGCATCCTCGGGTATATTCCACACTGCCCCCGGTCTGATGGCTATGTTCTCGGATTCCTCCACATTCTCAAGTACGGCAATGGGATTACCGGATAATTCCAATATGCGGGATAGCTGGCTCATAGCTCGATTTAATTCTCTTTGCGACTCCATAATCTGGGGTAAATCAGATATTCCCCAGAACTTCTTGGGCTCACGCAGGTTGGAATAGATGATAAAGGGGATAAAGCCATAGGGATTAGGCTTCTTCTCCACCAAGGCATTATCCAGATAGAGCTCAAAGTCCCGAGCTGTCCACAGCTCAACAATGGTAGCCGTCTTGCCCTTAGGCTTCGCCTGATAGAGAAGCTCCGTTTCCTCGGCAGATAGACTATATTTGGAAGCTACCCTCCACATTTGAGAGGTATCATCCCCCAGCCACCAGGCATAGATACCCTGGACATCGGGAGCGGTTACCCTGACTTTCTTCTCGGTGGTATCCCAGATAACCTTATAGCAAGCATCACCCAGTATGGCGCAATCAATCTCAGTCTCAAGGTCTAGCTGCTCCAGGTTATTATCCCCATAAACCCGGTATAAGGCCGCCTCTGCTTTCTGGGCCCTGGTCCTGGCCTCATCTGAGTCTTCAACAGCATCAAC